TTGCTTGGATGGAGCAGGTCTGGGATAACTTTCAAAATGGAGACCTACCAGTAAGACCAGAAGGATCAACCAAGTCTAAGATGCCTTGCACATATTGTCCAGTCAAGAAGGCCTGTTATGACAAATCAGGTCCAATCGGTACTGTTGAAATAGATCTTTATAAGGTTCCAAAAATATGATTTGTGCCAATACAGAATGCGCTAAAGACTTTGACTCCAAGACACACAACCAGAAGTATTGTTCTGACGAGTGCTGCAGGGTTGCAACAAACAAAAGAATTATGCAAAAGTATTATGAGAAAAAAGCAATTAAAAAGGGTGCAGTAAGGCTCTGCAAAAAATGCAAGGCTCAGCTTAGCAGGTATAACTCTGAGGACATATGTTCTTCTTGCGTAAAAGAAACAAATTTAAAATCAAGAAAGCTTTTGAAAGACATTGTAGATGAAATTAGCTAGCCTAATAAAGACAAAAGCAAATAGGGTTTTAGGCATAGATGCCTCAACTAACTCTATAGCTTTTTGTTTAATGGAGGATGATGTTCCTCTTAAATGGGGAAAGATTAATCTTGTAGGCGAAGATATATATGAAAAAATTCACGACGCTAAAAATAAAATGGCCATGATGTTAGATGAACTTAAGAGTGATTATATTGCTGTTGAAGGTGCCATACTTGTCAGATCACCTGATGCTGTGATAAAATTGTCCTATGTCTATGGAGTTGTTATTGCTGAGCTTATGTCTACTGGTGCTAAGGTTATTACTATTAGTCCATCCTCGTGGCAGGCGTACATTGGCAACAAAAATCCTACGAAGGATGAGAAGTCTGCAATAAGATTGGCTAATCCAGGCTATGCTGAATCTTGGTATAAAAATCAGTTAAGAAATATGAGAAAGCAAAGAACTGCTGACTACTTTAATAAGAAATATGGTTTAGAAATTATAGATTTTGATGTTGCGGATAGCTTTGGGATTGCACACTATAGCAACCAGGTACTTACTAAGCGATGAAACTTTATCAAAGTAAAGATTGGCTATATAGGAGATACATAGTTCAAAAGAAAACAGTTACAGAAATAGGTAAAGAGTGCGGGGTCTCTGCTATGACTATACAGAGATATTTACAAGAGTTTGGATTGTTGAGAAAAAAATGAGCGAGTACCCAAATAAAGATGGTGGATATCAGGCTTGGATAACAGACCTTCAGTTAATTGCAACAGATGCTCCTTCTGGCCACAAGATCATTAGAGAGTGTTTAGAGATTGCAGAGATGCTTATAAAGAAAAATATCTCATATGGAAACTCAGCACTAGATCCAATTCGTATATTTTCAAAGGCGGACTCAACAGAACAGATTCGTGTCCGCATTGATGATAAATTAAATAGAATTCAAAACGATAAAGCATTCCCTGGCGATAATGATATTGATGATCTAATTGGATACCTAATACTTCTTAAAATTGCCAACAAGTCTTAGTCAACTAAAACGTGGTATAATTTAATTATGAGCGAAATAGAGCCAGCGGTACATTTTGACCGCATGAATAAGGTTGTGGAAGAACTTCTAAAGGGAAATTCTGCAACACAGATAGCAACACTCACTGGTTTCTCTAGAAAAGAAGTCCTGGAATATGTTGACGAATGGAAGTCTGTAGTCCATAATGATAGCAATATCCGTGACCGTGCTCGTGAAGCTATCTCTGGAGCAGATCAGCACTATGCGATGCTAATTAAAGAAGCCTGGAAGACTGTAGAAGATGCGGACACCCAGGGGCAGCTAAGCGTGAAAGCGAGTGCCCTAAAGCTTATTGCAGATATTGAAACCAAAAGAATAGCAATGCTTCAGTCAGTGGGAGTATTAGAGAATACACAAATAGCATCTCAGATTGCCGAGACAGAACGTAAACAAGAAGTTTTAGTTGGAATTTTAAAAGAAGTTACTGCTGGTTGCCCTAAATGTAAAATGGATGTTGCAAAGAGGCTATCTCAGATTACTGGCATAGTTGAGTCAGTAAATATTCACGACGCAGAAGTGATAACCAATGTTCAATAAAGATTTATTTGAAAAAATTGGCGAAGACATATATGTATATCGTAATTTCATGAGCCCCGAAGAATCTGACTCGGTAACACTGTACCTAGATAGCCTCCCCCCAGAAGACTACTGGCAGCCGCACCCTGAGAAAAGGTTTAAGGTAATAGAAGAAAAGGGCGTTGAGAGTTTGCAAGAAATTAGATCTAGGATTCAATCTCTTCTACACGACGGGTATTTTGTTGGCACAAATATTCATCCTCACAAATTATTACAAGGTACTAAAAGATATGCACATTCTGACAACTCAGAGTTTCTAGAGGCATCAAAGGCCTCAGCACTTTATGTTGATGGCGAAGAGTTCGACTACGCAGACGGCATTGACATGGGAATGTATATATTCTTTAATGATTTTGAAGGCGGAGAATTTTACTATGAGGATCAAGACATTGTATACAAGCCATTGAAAGGCGACCTGATATTCCATAGTCCAGAAGATCATTGCAAACATTCAACTAAAGAAGTTTTAAGTGAAAAGTATTATGCTTGGCCAAATCATATATACCACATGATAAAGGTTCCAAAAGGATATGTTCCATCTGGCCACCCTCTAACTAATTCAATGGGGAGGTAGCATGTCATTTGATTTCTCAGATTTAATTGATATATTAGACGGTGAAGAGTTTGAAGAAAAGCCAGTCGATCTTCGCACATTTGTAAATGACCCAAATTATTTAGGTCTACCTCCACTCTCTGATTATCAGTATACTTTGATTGAAAAAAGCTCACAGATATATAAAGAAACAACACTAAAAAAATTATTTGGAGACGAAGAGGGATCTATTAGATTTAAGCAAACGGCAAACGAAGTTGTCGCACAGCTAGGAAAAGGTTCTGGAAAAGACTACTGCTCAACGATTGCAGTAGCGTATATAGTATATTTACTATTATGTCTAAAGGACCCAGCAACATATTACGGCAAACCTCCAGGCGACTCTATTGATATTATTAATATTGCAATTAACTCACAGCAGGCAAGCAACGTATTTTTTAAAGGCTTCAGGAGCCGCATAGACAAGTCGCCATGGTTTATTGGGAAGTACTATGCCAAGGCATCTGAAATCCAGTTTAACAAGGCTATAACGGTTCACTCTGGCCACTCAGAAAGAGAGGCTTGGGAAGGATATAACGTTATCGTTGTTATTCTGGATGAAATTTCTGGCTTTGCAATTGATAATACAACTGGTCACGATCAAGCTAAAACAGGTAGTGCGGTTTATGATATGTACAGGGCATCAGTAGACTCACGCTTCCCAGATTTTGGTAAAGTTATATTGCTATCATTTCCTAGATTTAAGAATGATTATATACAGCAAAGATATGATGCGGTAATAGGCGAAAAAGAAACTATAATTAGAGACCATAAGTTTAAGATGTACGAAGAACTACCAGACGGTACAGAAGGAAATGAGTTTGAAATACAATGGGAAGAGGATCATATAATATCTTATAAAATACCAAAGGTTTATGCTATTAAAAGACCTACGTGGGAGATAAACCCAGTTAGAAAGATTGATGATTTTAAAACAGCATTTTATACAAACCCGACAGATGCTCTTTCAAGATTTGCTTGCATGCCCCCAGATGCAGTAGATGCATTCTTTAAATCTAGAGAAAAAGTAGAGAAGGCTTTTAACGTGGGATCAATCGCAGTTGACAACTTTGGCAGACTTGAAGAGTGGTTTATACCAGACCCAGATAAAAAATATTATATTCACGTAGACTTGGCTCAAAAGCATGACCACTGTGCAGTAACAATGGCTCATGTAAATAAATGGGTTAACGTAAAGGTGACTGATACCTACTCGCAGCCAGCCCCAATTGTAGAGGTTGATGCTGTAAGATACTGGACACCGACCCCAGACAAATCTGTTGACTTTACTGAAGTAAAAGACTACATTCTTTCTCTTAAAACAAGAGGATTTAATATAGCAATATGTACCTTTGACAGATGGAACTCTCATGATATGATGCAACAACTAAAACAATATGGCATCAATACAGAGATTCTGTCTGTCGCTAAAAAGCATTATGACGATATGGCTATGATTGTGGCGGAAGAGAGACTAATTGGCCCACACATACCACTGCTTATAGATGAGCTATGCCAACTTAGAATTATGAGAGACAAAGTGGATCACCCAAGAAAAGGATCTAAAGACTTGGCGGACGCAACATGTGGGGCAATATTTAATTCGATCAGCAGAACAAGGTTTGATAATAATCAAGAAATTAATATTCATACATATGAATCTATGAATTACGACAATGATTTTGGGGCCAAAGATGACCCAGACACAACATCTTATAACATGATTAGGGCACCAAGAATGCCTGAAGGTTTGAGAGAAGCAATGGACAGGATGCAAATACTATGAGTGAATATCAAGAACTAGCAAAGCAGTGCAAATGCTGCACAAAACATGTGCCTTTGCCAACCGTAATGAAGACATATAATGGGCTGATTGTATGTCCAACAACATTACAAAATATAATAGAATATCAAAGGCTATGGGATTCTTTTGGCTCAAGGCCAATGGGCAGCATAAGAAAACATTTTTCAGAGTACGTGCAGCAAATAGTAGAAAATACTATTGACAAAAAATAATACAATTAGATACAATACTAACTAAGCGGCAGTAGCTTAGTTGGTTAAAGCCCCGAACTCATAATTCGGTAATCGTAGGTTCAAGTCCTACCTGCCGCACACCTTTGTAGCTCAGCGGAAGAGCAACAGACTTCTAATCTGTAGGTCGCTGGTTCGATCCCAGCCAGGGGTACGTTCCTATAGCTCAGCTGGTAGAGCAGCAGACTTTTAATCTGCGGGTCGATGGTTCGATACCATCTGGGGACACTGTTTATAAAAATTAAAGAAAATGGTATACTGGTATTTATGAATTTTATACACGAGCATGTAGCTATTTGCGACATCAAAGACGACATTAATTTTAAAAAAGTCTTTGATTGTTTTAACAATCTTGATGAAAAGTTTTTGTCTGTAAACCACAGGACTCAACTAACAATGAAAATAGACTTCCACTCAGATGAATTAATATCCGAGGACCAGATGTATCTAAAGCAGTTGGTAAAAGATAAAGTTCACCCATTAGTATATGATTTTATGGGTAAAGTAGGTGTAGATAAAAATACATACTCCCACTTCCCAAATATTCTTGCATCAAAAATGATGCCAGGCAGTGAAATGGGATCACACTTTGACCCCGAAGATGCAGTAGTATATTTATTGTATTTAAATGAAGGGTTTGAAGGTGGAGACTTAGTGTTTGATGACTTGGACATAACCTTCAGCCCGACAGCTGGGAAGCTGTTTATATTTTACAGCAAATACAAGCATCATGTAACTATGCTTAGCGGTAAAGAAAGGTACACTCTAAGCTCAGGGTTTGCCCCAAAAGAATTTCTTGTAGACTTTAAGCCTTCAAGCTAATTAAATAACAGTATAATGGAGTATAATGAAAAATATATTAATACTAGGTGATTCTCACGCAACAAGACTAGGGTATTCTTCTAAGGCCTGGTTCTCAAGCAATGTAGAGTCGGGTACGGAAATTCATTCTAACTCACACTATGAAACCAAAGCCCCAGATGAAAATGGTTTTACTGTATTTATGAAAGATGTTTTAATAGGATATGAAGATGACACTTCAAAGATATTAATCTCTGGTCACTCTGGTAGATCCGCATATAGCTATGATTTTTTAAACTTTGCAAGCGGTACCCAAAAACCTATATTAGAAAAATGGAACGCAGAGGGTAATATTTTTATACCTTGGCTTGGATATATAGACTGCAGAAATCATCTTCCAAATAAAAAATTAAAAAATTATGTTGGAGCGAAGGAAGTTGTTTCAACGTATATAGATAATGTCATAAAACATTTTGATAAATGTACAGTTGTTTTTATGGAGCCAGTCCCCCAATTTATAACAATTGTGACAAGTAGCTGGAGGTTTCCAGAGCTGGATCCCGACTTTGAATTTGAAGAAAGGCACGAGCAGTATTTAAATTTTGTTGAAGAATTAAAAATACAGTGTGCCGAAAGAGGACTCCCAGAACCTATAAATATTAGGGAAATTCTTGGGACAGATATGATCGAGTCCTGGATGCAGCCTAAAGATAATCTTAATAACTTTTTAAATGATCATATGAGGCAAGAGCACTATGACAAGGTGCTGTCTCATGTTTACAACAGGTTTTAATTTTTTTTGGTATACTAGGATCAGTATATTTTAATACAAATAGATTAGGAGAAATAAAATGGCAGCAGAACAAGGATCAGCAGCAAGACTAGTGGAAGTAGCACTAGCAGAAGTTGGAACTATTGAAGGACCAAAAGACAATGAAACAAAGTATGGTAAGTTTGCAAAAGCAAACTTTCAACCATGGTGCGGATCATTCGTTATGTGGTGTGCAGATCAAGCAGGAGTAAAAGTTCCTAACACTGTATACACACCAGCAGGAGCGCAAGCATTCATTAAAGCAGGAGCCTGGCAGATGGCAGAAGTAGCAACACCAGAAGTTGGAGATATTGCCTATTTTGATTTCCCATCAGATGGCGTAGACAGAATTTCTCACGTAGGAATTGTTGCTGCAGTAAATGCAGACGGCACAGTAGATGTTGTAGAAGGAAATACATCTGCAGATAAGAAAGGCGATCAAAGAAATGGCGGAGAATGTTGCCTAAAGAATCGT